TCCAGGTTCAGGTATTCCACCTTGAACAAGTGGAACGGGGATTTAATCCTCCTCGTTAACTCCTGTTTATAAACAACAAGTTCAGTTGGAAGCTGGTAGCGCCACAGCACAGTTTCCATTATGCCTTTGTAGCTCAGTGGTAGAGAAGGGATTTTGTAAGTCTCAGGTCGCAAGTTCAAATCTTGTCGAAGGCTCCAGGGGTTGTAACTCAATTGGTTAGAGTGCCACTCTGTCTAAGTGGAAGTTGGGGGTTCGAGTCCCCTCAATCCCGTTGACGTTTTACGTCAAACCCGGTATACTAAATACCAAAGAATGGGGGATTAGTTCAGAGGCAGAACGCCAGTTTCCGATACTGGATGTCATCGGTTCGATTCCGTTATTCTCCACCATTGGCGCGTAGCTCAGTTGGTAGAGCGCGGAGCTGTTAACTCTGTGGTCGTAGGTTCGAGTCCTACCGCGCCAGTTTCAAGTCCACCACTAAATATGGTGTATGAAAAAATATTATGTTATCAACCAAGTTGAGATTACGATTGGAATTTGTAGCAGCTCGCATTGAAAAAGGTGAGCCTGTTGAATTAACCGAAATGATTTGGGCAGATAAGCTAGCCAAAGCAAATAAATCAGCTGGTGAGATCTTGAGAAGAGCTAGAAGAAAGGCATTATCTGGTGAGACGCCAGAGGGTGGGTTAGATGATTTTTTAAATCGGATGGACCTGGGTGATCCAGATCCAAGCAATCACAGAAGCGGCTTTGATACACCTGAAGAAATCGTTGAGTGGTTCAGTAGAGACGACTCCGATGATTGGAGACAGAGAGATTAATACCACCAACTACTATTTTTATTACCATGGCTGAAGCATTTTACGAGAGTCTTTTAAATTCTGAAATTGTGGGGGAACTTCAATCATACGCAAATCAAGCTGATAATTACGTACCAGTTAGTCAAGAGTATATGGGTCATCAGTATCATTCTGTTGATGTACATCCAATACCACACGCCCATCCAATTGAACGTCATATTGTACGATCGATGGTTACAATTAATAAAAAGTATTATAACTATGATTTATATGGTACTTTTGAAATTCAATTATTGAGATATACCCCAGGTGGTCAATATAAATGGCACTGTGATTATGGTTTATCTGCTAATCCAGAAGGTGATAGGAAGTTGAGTATGTCTATACAACTTAGTGATGCTTGGGATTACAATGGTGGTGAATTACACATTCTTGATTGGCAGAATCTACAGTCAACTATGTCTAAAGAAGTTGGTAGTGTATTGGTTTTTGATTCTCGTGTCGCCCATAAGGTTGAACCAATCACAGAAGGTGAGAGATATGCTATAGTTGCCTGGGCACACGGACCACAATTACGTTAAATTCATTATGCTTGACTTTGAGTATGCCCTCTTCACCAAAGAGGATCCAATTAAATTATTGAAAGATGCATCATCTAAACTTCCAATTCATAGGAAATTTAAGATTGCTCCACATATTCGCAGAGCTAGTGCTGCTGTTAATAAGTGTAAAAAATTCAGAGACATTATTACCAGGGAAGATAATCTCTTCAGTATCGACATTGGCTCAAGCTTTGCATCTTATTTTGGGAAGAAGGTCGATAAAGGAACTTTCTTAGCAGTCCCAAAGTCAACCGCAAAAGAATATATTGAATTTGTAGAAACTAATTTTAAGGAAAATGCGAAGTCAAATTATTATGGAATTAGTAGTGATAAATATATAAAGATTATTACTACAGTGATTTTCGACAACTCTGATTATATCGATGCATTTGTGATAGCATTCCTAAGCATTCGATTAGCACAGGGCGAACTGGATAAATTAAAATCTAATTGAGATGAAATCATTCCTAAGTTTTCTATTTGAAGCCAAGCAATCCAAAGCCGTTCAGCAAGCCACTAAGATGGGTTTGCGTAGTGACGGTCACGGTGGCTGGTATGATGAGCGCGGTGAGTTTGTTGCCAAGACTAAAGGTGATGGGCTGGAGTTCTTTAACTCCAATCAAAACCCAGACGGTAGAGACCCAAATCAGAGTGCAGCTGATAAAGCTACTTCTGGTGAAGAAGCTGCTGGTGGTGCTGCCCTAGGCACCCGTGTAAAGGACACAGAAGGCGCTACACAAGCCCAAGCTGATAAAGGAGCAGTAGCGCCCGAAGTAACCGCACAGGATGCTGCTGCCGCCCCAGCGCAAGCTCAGCAAGCAGCTCAACCTGCCGCTGCTGCTCCCACAGAGCAACAGTACCCCGCTGATGTTCCCAAGACTAAAGGCACACTCACTCTTGCCTTTGGGCGCTTCAACCCACCTACCGTGGGACACCAGAAGCTTATGGATAAGGTGGCTTCTAGCTCTGATGATAATGACTATATGATTATCCCTTCTCGTTCTGAGGACAAGAAAAAAAATCCATTAGGAGTTGATCGTAAAGCTGCTATGATGCGTCAGCTATATCCAGACCACGCAGAAAAAATTGTAAATGATGCGGCAAACCGTACCATTTTTGATGTTATGCGTAAGGCACACAACGATGGCTATGCTAATGTGCGCATTGTTGGGGGCGGAGACCGAGTTGGTCAGTTTGAGAAGCTAGCCAATAAGTATAATGGATCTACTTATCAATTTGATAATATTGAAGTTATAAATGCTGGTGATCGCGATCCCGATTCAGATGATACTGATGGGATGTCTGCCTCTAAGATGCGTAAGGCAGCCAAAGACAATGACTTTGTTTCCTTTAAGAAAGGTATGCCTAAATCTCTAGGCAATGAAGTTCTACTTGGAATATTTACCGAGCTTCAAGATGCTATGGGAGTTACTCCAAAGGAAGCTGCCGTTTCCGAAAACTGGGAAATAGCGCCGAAGTTACACTTATTGGAATTGAGAGAAGAGTATGTCAATGGCAATATATTTAATATTGGCGATATGATAACTCACGATACCACTGGAATGTATGCTGAAATTGTTAGGACAGGAGCTAATTATCTAATTTGTGTTACAGAGGATGATAAGATGTTTAAGACCTGGACACAGGATGTTAGTTATAACAATCCAACTAATACACCCCAATCTAAAGTTAATAGCTTTACACAATTTTTATCTAAGTTTTCATAGATTAAGAACTTATATAAATAAAACTACGAAGAAACCCCACGCCCTGCTTATTTTAGATAAATGGAATTCCAAATCACTGAGGCAATTGAGTTAGTAAAAACTCTTGCCGAGACTGAAAATCTAACTCATACCGAAGCATTGACTGCCTTCTTTTATGAAGCTGATATGAGCATTGAAGATGCTGCTGCTCTAAAGGCTGCCTTCTTTGAGGATTATACCTTGAAAGAAATGGCTGAAGACTCATTGACTAGCGCATTTAAGGCGATATTCGTAACTGGAGTAGAAGATATCCATGAAGTTGATACTAAAGAGACTGGAGAAGGAACAAAGTATAAGGTTCGTGTGAAGGATCGTAGTTCTAACTCAAGCTATGTCCGCTACGCTACTCGTCAGAAAATTGCTGAGCTACGTGCCAACCCCAATATTGCTTCTGTTGAGTTGACTGACCACGGCGCAACTGGGGAAGACAATGATGGTAGCAGGACAGCAGCTGCTAAAGGTGGTGGTGGTGACCGCGATGGAGACGGTAAAGTTGAGTCTTCTTCTAAAGAGCACGCTGGTGTAGTCCACAACGCCATTCAACGCAAGATGGGTGGTAAGCCTGACGGACAGGACACTCGTAAGGAAGAGTTTGAGCTAGAGGAAGGCAAGAAAGAAGCCAACCTACAGAAAATGAAGGACCAAGAAAACAAGCATATGAAGAAATCCACTAGCCAAAAAGGTGGTGGAAGAGGCGATGCTAAGAACAAGTCATTTAAAATGTCTAGCATCCGTGGTGCTATTGAGCGCGGTGAAGACCCCCGCCGCGATACTTACGGTGGTAAGAGAACTGGTAAGGACGGCACTCATCCCCCAGAAGATCACAGATCCAGTTTTACACATAGTATGAAGGATCGCCCAGCTAAAGAGCCTGGTGTAAAGAAGGAGTCTGCTTGGGAACAGTACCTAGAACTTCGTGCTGCTAAGTTGGCTGAAAGATATGAAGTCACTGATGCTGACGAGAGAGGTAATACCGAAGCATACAAGCGTCTCAAAGCAGGCAACCCCGCTTACAAGAGAGCAGAGTCAAAAAAAAAAGTAGAGACTAAAGAAGAGTGGAAGCCTGACCCCACCGAAAAGCGTAAAGCCAAGGGTGCTAAGTTAGGCAGAGAGGAGGAAATTGAGAGAGGAAAGTCCAAAAAGTATGGACGTGACGAGGACAAGATCAAAGACCTCTACAAGCGTCGTATGGCGGTTGACTTTAAGAAGAAGAAGTCTTCTATTGGTGAAGACTTTGTATCTGAAGCTGACTTAGTTGACGCTGGTCGTGAGAACCAGGGTGAGCGTGAAAGGAAAAAGCTAACAGGCAAGGGTGTTGATAACAAGTCAAACATAAAGTTGATGCCTGTTATTGATGAATCTATCATCACTGATCACAATCAAAGTGTCGCACAGGGTCGCCTACGTGGTACATCTGTAAGTGAAGAGTTACGTAGTCAGATCAGGAACCTAGTTTCTGAAGAATGCTGCCCTAAGTGTGGAACTCCTGAGTGTGTCTGTGAAGACAAGAAAGAGGAGAAGCCCAAAAAGAAAAAGGCAAAGATTGATGAGTCTGGTATGCCTATCCTAGAATATAGTCGTAACAACGCAACAGGTCCTACGAAGGAAATGATTGATCCTGAGAAAGATCCTGAAGGTGAGCCTGGAGTAATGAATCCAAAGGGTAAGCCCAAGCGTTATAAGAATGCTGGTGAAGCTCCTGGAGACCGTAGACCTAATGCTCCAGATGGTCCTGAGTTGCCTTTCGATAAGGGAACCGTTCCTAACGGATCTGGTGTATAAATAAAGGTGCAGTTTATAGGTAACCCCTATGTCTAAGCTAGTAGAACTATTCAAGCCCGTTCTTATGTGGCTCCGTGATTCTGCTGAAGTAAAGCGTCTAGTAGTTGAGCTACTTGAGCGTTATGCTGCCTCCACCGATAACGATATCGATGACCTAGTTGTCGCTACCGTCCGTAAAGCACTACTTCCTAGCGAAGTTAAGTGATTGAATGTTTTGCCTTATCACATACTACATTTTGGATTATTACAGGACTTCTGATTCTATCTGAAGCTCTAGGTAAAACAAAACTTGTGAAGGCAAATGGAGTACTATCATTATTATTAGATATACTTGAATACATTCTCCGCTCTATGCGAAGAATATTTTTTAAGTAATTTAAAGACCCAAAAAACTGGGTCTTTTTTTTATTATAAATAAAACTACGGTAATTAAATTACAAAAGGAACAGAACATGTCACTCTGGGGAACTCAAGATAATATAACCGGACCTAGCCCAGTAACCGTTGTCGGTACAGCTAGCTCTGAGTTTTGGACCGCATCAGCAGCGGGACTAAGTGCTAGTGGTATTGCAACAGGAACTTCTGCTATCCTAGATGGTGGCGAATCTGGTTTCGTAACATTAGAAGCCGAAATCTCTACAGATCTTTATCGTGTAGGTAAGATGTCTGCTGTAGCAGCTGGAACCTATCCTGCCACATATGCGACACAGCCTATTAGTCTAAAGAATGATCCAGGTTATGCTCCTAGTTCTGCTGATGGAAGCCTAGGTCGTACTCAAGTTCTAGCTGGTGTATCTACTGCTGGTGTTGCTGCCGCTGGACTAACAACAACTACTGGTGGATTCCACGCTGGTTGGGTTGGTATTATGACTTATGTTGATATGCATGGCAATCTTCGCACAAAGACAGAAACTTTTGTTGCTCAATCTGGAATTGCGACAGGTAATCGTCCGTACCCCACTACTTAATATTGTATATGTGACATATGCTTAGGGGATTATGCAATTCAAAGAACTAAATGATGATAATTATCTCCTATTTGCTATCAAGTATTATGAGAATCCTCACGCGGTTACACGTGAAGACTTTGAAGAAGACTTGAAAAAGATTAAGTATGTGAAACGTCTTTTAAGACGTTACGTTAATAACAATACTCTGAAGACACATTTAATTCTTAATCATTTGACAGTGCTATTCAATGTATTTGGAGATGCGGCAGTCCCACTATTATTTTTCAATTTAGAGAAAGACTTATGGTCTTCCATTAAAAGCTTTCTCGTCTTCTTACATAAACTCCCAGAGTTTCCTAGAAGTGTAATTGATGATATAGTGCTAGACCAATACTGTTTGGACCAACTGGAGAATATCGATGGAGAATAAGGTAGACAAAATACTAGAATGCTATAGGCGTCTTAAAGAAGAAATGGGTGGTGGTGCCGTTGGTGGTATGACTACTCAATCCTCTCCTGGGAAGCCTGGTTTTTCTGGTGCTGCTGACTCCAAAGGTCCAGTTGCTGGATATGATGCGCCAGTAGACTTTCGCAAGCGCAAGTATAAGAAGCTCAATATGTTTTACAGACAAGCAGTAAAACCAAGCAAAGGAGCAAAAAATGCCAGAAAAGGACCCCGATAACATTAAGTTAGCAGTCCTTGAAGAGAAGTTGGGTAACATGGTAGAAGTTCTATCCAGGTTAGACACAACTATAGAAAAGTTAAGTGATCTAAGTGTAAGTGTCAGCAGAATGTTGGCAGTTCATGAAGAGAAGCTAGACTTTACCAGAGAGTCTTTAGCTGAAAATGCTAGAGATATTGAGGATCTTGGGGACAAACTTGAAGGTAGAGTAGAAGATGCTATTACTAGAATCAATACCATCGAACGTAAAGTTTGGATGGGAATGGGTGGTATTAGTCTTTTCTTTGTGACACTTATGATTATTTCCCCTTTTGTCACAGAACTTGTATTCGTTGAAGAAAGACCTGCTATAATAGTTCCAAGGAACTAAGACTAGTATTTCAATGGATTTTGTTGACTCTAAATATGTGAATCTAGTATCCTCTCGTCTTGAGAAGTTTAAAAGAGTAAAGCCTGATCTTTTTAATTTCCGCTGCCCCATCTGTGGGGACTCTTCTAAAAACAAGACCAAGACTAGAGGATACCTTTACACAGTAAAGAACAACACAAATTTTAAGTGTCATAACTGTGGCGCTAGTATGTCACTAAACAATTTCATTAAAAAGCTTGATACAATCCTTCATAAGCAATATGTTATGGAGAAGTTTAAGGAAGGTCACGCAGGAAAAAACTTCTCTACACCAACTCCTAAACTTGACTTCAAGGCACCCACTTTCACTAGAAAGACAAAGATTAGATTACCCAAAGCATCAGAGAATATAGCTGCAAAAGAATACTTAGAGAAACGTAAGTTAGACCCAAACAAGTTTTACTACACCCCAACATTTAAGAAGTGGGCAAACACACTTACTAAGGCATTCGATAGCACTCAATATGATGACGCACGTATTATAATCCCACTATATACAGCCAAAGGAGACTTGTTTGGTTTCCAAGGAAGAGCCCTTGGTCCTAGTAAGGTTAAATATATTACCATCATGCTCAATGATGACCATCCCAAAGTGTATGGGATGGATACAGTAGACACGAACAAGACGGTCTATGTGGTAGAGGGTCCATTTGACTCTACTTTTGTCAATAACGGTATCGCAATGTGTGGTGCTGATGTTGACCTAGATACTCTACAAATAAAAGATCTAGTATACGTTTACGATAACGAACCAAGAAACAAAGAAATCTGTGCCCGTATTGAGAAGGCAATTAAACAAGGTAAAAAGGTTGTTATTTTCCCGTCACGTATTATAGAGAAAGACTTAAACGATATGGTTCTACAAGGCATAGACGTTAATTCTATGCTAGAATCAAATACATACCAATCACTCACAGCAACAATTAAGTATAACGAATGGAAACGACTATGAACAGCGACATCAAGGTAATTAAAAGATCTGGTGCTAGTGAGCCTCTTGATATCAATAAGCTACATGTAATGGTAGAAGCTGCCTGTGAAGGATTGGCTGGCGTATCTGTATCTCAAGTTGAAATGACTTCAGAGATTCAGTTCTTTGATGGTATTACTACTGATCAGATCCAACGTATTCTTGTCAGTTCTGCCTCCAATCTAATTGACTTGGAGCACCCCAACTATCAGTTCGTGGCTGCCCGTCTAATGCTGTTTGCTCTACGTAAGCAGGTTTATGGTAAGCTCCATGAACTAATCTCCGTGAGGGAGCAGGTAGAGCGTTGTGTTGAGTTTGGTGTGTATGATGAGGAAATCCTTTCCCTATATTCAGATGAAGAGTTTGCTGAGTTTGATCGCATCATTGATCATGACCGTGACTATATCTTCACATTCGCAGGTCTCCGTCAAGTAATTGACAAGTACCTAGTACAGGACAGAAGTTCTGATACTATGTATGAGACTCCACAATTTATGTACCTTTTGGTTGCCGCGACTATGTTTTCGCGCTATCCTAAAGCAACCCGCATGTCCTTCGTAAAACGTTATTATGACGCAACATCAAAGCACCGTATCAATATTCCAACGCCTGTTATGGCAGGTGTTAGAACGCCCCTTAGGCAGTACGCTAGCTGCGTTCTTATTGATTCCGACGACAGTCTCGATTCTATCTTTAGCTCTGATATGGCTATTGGCAGATACGTTGCGCAAAGAGCTGGAATCGGGATCAACGCTGGCAGAATCCGTGGACTCAACAGTACGATCCGTGGTGGCGAGGTCAGCCATACCGGGGTAATTCCATTCCTTAAAAAGTTTGAATCTACTGTCCGCTGCTGTACCCAGAATGGTATTCGTGGTGGATCTGCTACTGTTCACTTTCCCATCTGGCACCAAGAGATTGAGGACATTATGGTCCTTAAGAATAACAAAGGCACTGAGGATAACCGAGTACGTAAGCTAGACTATTCTATTCAGTTCAGTAAGCTCTTCTATGAGCGTTTTATTCAGAATGATGTTATTACATTATTCTCCCCACACGATGTTCCTGGGTTATATGAAGCATTTGGTACAGAGGATTTTGATACTCTATACAGGATGTACGAACTCAATGATATGACTCCTAAGAAGACCGTTAAGGCACAGGAACTTATCCTAGACATCCTTAAGGAACGTGCGGAGACAGGTCGTATCTATATTATGAACCTTGACCACTGTAATAGTCATTCATCATTCATTGATAAGGTTGAGATGTCTAACCTCTGCCAAGAGATTACACTTCCAACAAAACCACTTACCCATATTGATGATACTGAAGGTGAGATTGCTCTCTGTATTCTTTCAGCAGTCAACGTAGGTAAGCTACGTAACCTTGAAGAGATGGAAGAGCTATGTGATCTAGCAGTCCGTGGACTTGATGAGCTCATTGATTTCCAGGGGTATCCAATCAAAGCCGCAGAGATTGCCACCAAGAACCGCCGTAGTCTTGGCATTGGTTATATTGGACTAGCACACTACCTAGCCAAGCACCACATCAACTACTCCGATACAGAGGCACTACAGCTAGTTCACGATCTTACAGAGCACTTCCAGTACTACCTCATCAAAGCTACAACTAATCTCGCCAAAGAGAAAGGAGCTTGTGGTTGGTCTCATCGCACCAAGTATCATCACGGTATTCTTCCTATTGACACATACAAGACTGATGTTGATGATATAATTCCCAACAATCTCTCACTAGACTGGGAAGCTCTACGAGCCGACTGTATCAAGTATGGGGTACGCAACTCCACATTGAGCGCACAGATGCCTTCTGAAAGCTCCTCTGTGGTCTGTAACGCAACTAATGGTATCGAACCACCCCGTGGATACATCTCCACTAAGAGGAGTAAGAAAGGACCTCTCAAGCAGATTGTTCCTTCCTTCCAAACTCTTAAGCAACATTACACTTTATTGTGGGATATGAAGAGTAATGAGGGCTACATTAACATCGTAGCTGTCATGCAGAAGTTCTTTGACCAAGCCATTTCTGGCAACTGGTCATACAACCCAGAGAACTATCCAGATGGAGAAGTCCCCGTATCTGTTATGGTCAAAGACTGGCTCACCACTTACAAAATGGGATGGAAGACTAGCTACTATCAGAACACATATGACACTTCAAGTGATGGTGAAGAGGAAGAAGTGAAAGAAGAAACTATGGATGATATCCTGGCTACTTTAGATAATGCTGACGAAGACACCTGCGACAGCTGCGCAATCTAATAGGATATATAATTATGGGGAGAGTGTCATAGACACTGCTCCCCATTTCTGCTATAATAAAAAAATCTCGTAGGAACGTATGACCACGCAAAGTATCGAAGGAATGACTGTTTTTAATTCTAACGAAGTTGACACTAAAAAACAGCCAATGTTCTTTGGACAACCATTAGGAGTTCAGAGGTATGACTCATATAAGTATCCAATTTTTGAAAAGCTAACTCAACAGCAGTTAGGATTCTTTTGGAAGCCAGAAGAAGTCTCTCTTCAGAAAGATCGTTCCGACTATCATAAGTTGCGTCCAGAGCAGAAGCATATATTTACCAGTAATCTAAAATATCAAATCCTCCTAGACTCAGTACAAGGGCGTGGTCCTAGTATGGCTTTTGCCCCATACTGCTCCCTACCTGAACTAGAAGGTTGTATGAAAGCGTGGGAGTTTATGGAGATGATCCATTCACGTTCCTACACATATATTATTAAGAATATCTATTCAGATCCTTCTGAAGTATTTGATACTATCCTTAAGGATGATCGCATCATAGAACGTGCTACTGCCGTCACAGCAGCCTACAATGAGTTTATCAATGCGGCACACGACTATGACAGCCGTAAGGTCTATGAGCAGGCACAGGAAGATGTATATGTTGCTCAGGAAGAGCGCCGTGAGTTGAAGCGTAAGCTCTACCGTGCTGTTGCTAACGTCAATATCCTAGAAGGTATTCGTTTCTACGTATCATTTGCTTGTAGTTTTGCCTTTGGTGAGCTAAAGCAGATGGAAGGTTCTGCTAAAATCATTAGTTTAATTGCTCGTGATGAGTCACAACACCTTGTTATCACTCAGAATATCCTAAAAAACTGGGATAAGGGTGATGATCCCGAGATGGTTGAGATTGCTAAAGAAGAAAAGGAGTGGGTCATCAATACATTCCGTGCTGCTGTTCAGCAAGAGAAAGAATGGGCAGAGTATCTATTCAAAGATGGCTCTATGATCGGTCTTAATGAAAAGCTACTAGCAAACTATGTTGAGTGGGTTGCTAATCGCCGTATGAAAGCTATTGGTTTAGATCCTATCTTTGATGTGCCAGCCAAGAATAATCCACTACCTTGGACAGAGCACTGGCTCAACTCCAAGAGCGTACAGGTTGCTCCCCAAGAAACAGAAATTACCTCCTATATTGTTGGGGGATTAAAGCAGGATATGAAAGAAGATCAGTTCTCTGGATTTAGTTTATGAAGTGTAAAGAAATAAGCACGTCCTTATATAAAATTAAGGATGTGCTATCAATATCTGATTTTACTCTTATAAATGATGAATTTAATTTCAGCTACAATAATTTATTTGTTAAAAATAATTCAATTGATTCATCTGATATATTACCAAGACTAGCGATATCAAAACCATATCACTATAAAAATATTAATATTACATATAACGATGATTTGTTAGGAGATAACCTAACGTTTATTCGTATTGGTAGTAATATAAAATTAATGTCGGAAAAAATATTAAAAAGAAAATTATCTCTAGTTCGTATCAATACAAATATACAATATCCTGGTATGGAAAATACCTTTCATCAAGATGGAATTGAGGGGTGTTGGACGTTTGTCATTTTTCTTAATACCAACTGGGATTCACTATGGGGAGGGGAATTTGTATATACCACAGAAGGTGAATATTACTATGTTCCATTTATACCTAACTGTGGGTGTTTATGCGCAGCACATAGAGACCATCGAGGGTCAGCCCCAAATTCTTTAGCTAAAGCGTATAGAAAGACTATTGCGTTCACTATGTATGAGCTCCCTTAATAGGGGAGCTTTTTTATTGTCTAAATACTTTTATGAAGTATTACTTAAAATAATGTCTAGGGAAGAACTTATTGAATTGGCACTACAAGGTTCAGTTATTGCTGAGCAAAATGAAGAATCTGCGGACATTTATGTTGATATCGCAGAGCACTTACTTGGTTTAGGTCACGCATCTACAATCGGTGAGATTGATCTAATCCTCAGAGGAATGACCGTAGAGTCCGCTTCTGGTATTCTAGATGCCTTAGAGGGCACTCAGCCGCTCTCAGAGGCGGCTAAAGCCATCGCGCAGGGATTAGAGGCTGATCCAGAAGGATATATGGTACTGCGCCAGATAGCCACCGCAGAGAATGCTTGCTTACGCATCAAGACATACATTGATGGGGACAAGATGCTACAGCTACCAGCGTGGGTTCAGGCTAAAATGTCTATCGCTGCTGCTGATCTAGATACTATTGCTGATTACTTGCTATCTGACACAGAAGCTACTGAGTGATATAAAGACCTCCTACTTGACAGGGGGTCTTTTTTTGTGTAGAATCAGCCTTGTCAAGGGTGATAAGTCACTCTAAGTACTAAATAAATGATAATAGCTCTCAATAATATGGCTTATAGAATTTGGCATTCACCATTAAAGAGTGTAGTATTAAAGACTTGGGAAGAAGTTCGGGTATATTATCAGGTACAATTAGCCACGTGTGGTCATCAACCCAATCACTGGGAAGAGATTTTAGAATAGGATATATAAAGAAGCGGTAAACCACTTCAATGGTAGATTATGAGAACCCATGGATGTATAGAGGGAAACCTTTTACTTCTAAAAAGATTAAAGATTATTATGGGTTCTTATACCTTATTGAGAATAAGCTCACTGGTAGAAAGTATGTGGGTAGAAAGTACTTCGTTCAGAAGCGAAAGCCTAAAGGTGGTAAGCGTAGAGTAACTTCTGAAAGTGATTGGAAGAAATATTATGGTTCTAACGAACAGTTAAAGTCTGATGCTAAAGAGTTTGGTAAAGAAAACTTTAGTAGAAAAATATTGTCTTTACATAAGACCGTTGGTAAGACAAACTATGCGGAGACGGAAGCACTCTTCAAGTACAATGTCTTAAGAGAAAAGATGGACAATGGAAGCCCAATGTACTATAATGATAATATACTTGGACGCTATTTTAAAAAGCACTACTGGGAAGATTAATGTCAAAATTACAAGAAGTTATCGGTGACACTTATAAAGTTGTTAGAGGATATTTGTCACGTGAAACAGCACTTCAGCTAGCTGATTCTATGAGGAATAGTAAGGAGGTGATTGATGAAGAAGAACCCAATAGACGAGCATTCTATAATCTTAGTGAGATGTCTGCTATTGCTTCTGAAAAAGTTGCGTTCTTAAATGAATATATTGGTGGTCCAAAATTATTACCAACATATACTTACAGTAGAATTTATGGGAATAAGTCTGATCTAAAGAAGCATACTGATAGAGATGCCTGTGAGGTATCTTTAAGCATCCACCTAGATGGAGATGCTGAATCTAAATTTTATATTGAAAATAAAGATGGGAAAGATGTATCAATTGACCTAGAGCCAGGTGACGCAGTTATATATGACGGACCCAATGCTGTTCATTGGAGAGATGAGTACTGTGGAGAAGAGTATTTTCAAACATTTCACCATTATGTTTTCCTAGGTGGAGAATGTGAAAGTCAATTTCAAAACAAAACTGGTAATTTGAGTGACTATATTAAAGTTTATAGGAGTATGGTTCCACGTAAAGTTTGTGGAGAAATTGTGGATGTTATAACTAGTGATGAATACTCAAGCAGATGGAAAAGGGCTGAAGTTTCTTCTGGTAAAACTTGTACAGATATAGGTAGATTATGTGATGATTTAAATTTAACTCCCGATGATTCTATTGACTCGACAATCAATATGTATGTTAGGAAAGCGCTGCGTGATTTTTGTAGAGAGTTTGATGATTTTAAGGTCTCTATGGATGCAGGATATAATTGTCTAAGGTATACTCCTGGAGGAAAATATGACTACCATACCGATCAGTTCTCAGAGTATAATAGAGAAGTTACTATTATCATTCAATTGAATGAAGACTATGAAGGTGGAGCCTTACGTCACTGTTATGATAAGTACATTACTCATTTGAATATGGGTGATATTTGTATATTTCCAGCTAATTTTATGTTCCCTCATAAAATTGAGGAGATAACAAGTGGTATTAGATATGCTATCGTCACGTGGGCAGTATAAATAAACCGTCTCGGATATATTATGAGAATAGAACTTAGCAACTTTTTCAAGTTTTATGATGATAAACTCTCTCACCATAGGGAAGCTGTCGCTGAACTTGAAGCCGCATTAATAAAGGCAGCGCCAGAATTATTAGAAGATGAGTCTGAATGGGTAGAGACATATCGCAATAAACCAGAACCAAACCCAGAACCTGCGGAGTTACTTCTTCCAGTTCCTTTCTATCCACAGACAGATAACTACACTGAACCAGATAGAACGTGTAACTCATCTTCCTGTGCTATGACTTTGGAGTATTTTCGCCCAGGCACTCTGCGGGGTCCCAAAGGTGATGATGATTATATCCGTAAGGTATTTGCTGTTGGAGATACAACAGATCACTCAGTACAAACCAAAGTATTAAAAGACTATGGTGTTGATTCTGAATTTAAATACAATCTATCCTTTGATGATCTAGATAAGGAGTTAGAAGAAAAAAGACCTGTTGTGCTAGGCATTCTTCATAGAGGCACCCTATCAGCACCCACAGGCGGTCATATGATCGTTCTCATAGGAAAGAACGCAAAGGGTCAGTATATCGTTCACGACCCATATGGAGACCTTTACGATGGCTACACTAGTTCTGTATACAACGGACGCTCTGCCATCTATGAGAGGCACGTACTAGAGGCTAGGTGGACTGTTGATGGTCCTAGCACTGGTTGGGGACGTGTGTTCTATGCGAAAGTTGAAACCTCTCCTAGCTCCTCTGGTAAGCTTCCTGCTGCTGGTATGGAACTCATTAAAGAATTTGAAGGACTACATCTAGAAGCATACCCAGATCCACTATCAGGAAACCTCCCAATTACTATTGGCTGGGGTTCTACTAAAGATATTGATGGCTCCCGATTTGAGCTTGGAGATAAAATCTCTAGGGAAAAGGCTGACTTACTCTTGGATCAGCAGGTTAAGTATAACTATCTTGATGTATTAGAAAAAACAATCCCATTCTGGGATGAGATGAACGACAATCAGCACGGAGCATTGGTTAGTTTTGCTTATAACTTAGGTGCTAGATTCTACGGAAGTCCCAATTTCAACACAATCAGTCGTGTTTTGAAGGAGAAAGAGTGGTCAAAAGTCCCAGATGCATTATACTTATACCGTAACCCAGGCACTAGCGTAGAGGCAGGTTTGTCTCGACGCCGTATTGCCGAAGGTGATCTTTGGAATTCTTAAAATGTTATTACCACTGTTTAAAGAGAGGTTCCAGGGATTCTGGAACAATGAGCGCCAAGCATACAATGATCCCCGAGGTCAAGCATTAGTTCATGTCATACATGAATTTGATGTTGATAGATATCTATGTTCTTATCGTTATAGAAGACAGAGGAATCCCTATAGGTACTTTGAAGCCACCCTTCATGATAATGATGGTAGTGTTGTATTGAAGAATCCAATACACGATATTTTGTTTTATGTTCAGAATGGATGTTTTGTAACTAAATCAAATTTTGTTAATCGAGGTGTCCGTTACATTAACGAAGCATACCTAGGAGAACAATACTATCACGTCAAAGATCAAGGCTTTGATCTAAAATCTGGTAAACAAATTTGGGGTCTTGAAGGGGACAACTTTTATGAGTTTGATAGGACTTAATCTTGGTTTCTAAATACCTTATACAATCGTCTAAGTTTTTTATATCCTTATAGGAAACTAACATAGTAGACAGTTATGTGAGTGGTACAGTATTGACTTTTAGTCTTTGTCTGTGCTACTATTTATGTGCTCTTAATTTTTGAGCGCGTGTGAGGTAGAGGCAATACAGCCTCAAACCTATGTTGAATTCTATTAATTAATTTGAAACTTATTACATCCTTTGCTGTAACAGCAATGACTTTGCTAACTTCTCAATTGTCTCAGGCAGTACCAATTGATACTACTGTAAAAATTGATGAAGAAAAGTCACCTGTTCCAGAAAAGCCTGTCGTTAAGATGGAAACAAAGTGGGCATTACCCACAGCTTCTTTCACAGAAAAGAAAGTTCTTAGTGCATTACAAGAACGTGGAATTGAAGATCGAAATGCCATAGCTACAGTTATGGGTAACATTAAACAAGAGTCGAAATTTAATGCGAACATTTGCGAAGGTGGTGCTAGGGTGTCTTACCACGGCTGTCGTAGTGGTGGCTATGGACTCATTCAATGGACCACCTCAGATAGATACCATGGTCTTGGGAGACACGCTGCCCGAATTGGGCTTGACCCATCAACAACTGACGCCCAAGTTTCATTCCTCTTTACTGAAAGACAGTGGAGAGGGGTCGAGCCCTCCTTTAAAACCGGGGGTCAAAGTATTAGCTTCTATATGGGAAAGGCATATTATTGGCTTGGCTGGGGCGTACACGGTAACCGTACTAATTACGCTATACAATATGCTGCTAGACTTACTAGCATTGAGGTACCGATCTCATAAATAATAAAAAATTATATTTTTTTATGAAAACTGAGTATGCGGTTGAATTTTACTTTGGTATCCGACCAGTAAAAACATTTAATCTATACGTAACTGCCATCTTTTTAAGTCTGGCAGTTAATTTATTATCTCATTATACTAAAGCTGATAAGAAAGATCTTTGGGCTATTATTGATGAGATAGGAAAGAAGTATAAAATTAAACTTATCAATACTTTAATCCTGTCTGTTCCAGAACTTTTGTCAGGAAGAATTGACAGGGAGATTGATAAGGCTATTGAAGAATACAATAGTATGGTAGAATTAGATGAGCCTCAACCTCCAGTATTCACAGAAACACCTGAAGGAGAAACTCCTTTGGGTGGGGAAATGAGACTAAGATCACCTTGGAATAAAAATAGCGATTAATTATTATGTCACGTTACGATCAAATCTTAAAAAATTTAAAAGAAGCAATTTCCAAGCCACAGCTTTACAGTGAAGAAGAGATTCGTTTTATGAAAACACAACTTCGTTCACTAACAGAATCAAAACAAGAATTTTTACGAGAAGAAAGGAATGGGTTTGGATCTTAAAATTGTAGGTGAATCTTGCCTCACTGAGCCATCAATCCCAATTGAGAATATAACCAAAGACATCATTGACCTTTCAGAAAGAATGAAAGTGAAGATGGTTGAATGGGGTGGTATTGGATTAGCAGCACCACAAGTAGGTCACAACATCCGTCTTATCATAGTCCGCTTAAGTACTGGTAAAATTCAAGAGATGATAAATCCTAGAATTAGCTGGACTTCTGATGAAAGAAAGTGGAGTGATGAGGGATGTTTAAGTATTCCTAAAAAAATTATGAGGATCAATAGACCTGAACAAGTGCGAGTGAAATTTCAAACAAGTGATGGTAAATTTAAATATTGGTGTCTCAACAAAATGGATGCGCGTGTTTTACTTCATGAGTATGATCATCTTGATGGTATTTTAATGACTGAAAGATTATGAGTTATTGGGAATTAGAAACTGAAGAGTGGGAGACTATCCCAGATAATTATGATGGAGCTGAAACTATTACACTTCGTGGCAGAATTCAACACCTTGAGAAATCATATCGTGTTGAGTTAAGATTTAAAGAGTACGAATAGATACATACATTTTTTATGGTAGACTATATACTACCTACACCATTATTAAATACTTAAATGGAACAACGTGAATTTAGCGACCTGAAAATGGAACGCAAAGAGTGTGGCAAATGTGGCGCCACTTGGATCAACGGTCAACATATGTGGCATACTGGCAACAAAGGAAGTGAAGCAGACCTTGCCGGTCTTGTCTGTAATAAACTAGGTGACTCCCAGTGTATCAACCCACTACGTGGAGATGAGAGTGGTGATACTTGGGCAGTCCGTGAGGGAGACCTTAAAGTTGGTTTTGATGCGAAGCGTGACCGTATGGAAGACCAGAGAGCACGTTTCAAAGAAGAGTATGGTGAAGACCCACACTTTGACGACCCACTTAAGTAAGTCTTAATTATGTGAAGCGATTATCACATAGTATTCGCTTCATAAACTGGCACACCCCCTTCACAAACCCCCACCAACCTGCTATAATAATTAGGTAATCAACCAAGGATATGAGCCAACTCAGATCAAAATTCCGTAAGTCTATCGGGATTTTTCAAGACGCTGTTAGTCGAACCATTGAGTTAGACTACTCTCAACCAAAGCTATATAAGAAAGTAAAACGCTTTTATGAAGATGAAGGAGTTCGCTTTACAGGTGACTCCGTTGAAGACTATCAAATTATTTTAGAATGCATTCAAGAAGATTTAACCGCAGGTGCTATCCAATGAAAACATTATTAGTACGTGAAGGTTACAGATTTGTTGAAGCTGGTATTATCAAACTAAACGGTAAGCCTGACTATCGTCTCCAAAAACAAGACTTCTATACGAAGCGTTGGAACGATGAATATCTCTTTGATAATCAAATGCAGTGTAGTACTGCTATGGAAGACATAGAGTATGCTAAATGGTTATGCGGAGATCCCGCATATGTAAGGGATGTAATTGTTAGTCCATATAACTAGTCTCGGTAAGACTATAAAAGAGACCTAACCAAGTCCCTTTATGGTATCTACAATGAAAGCTACATCTTTTTTACGCTACATTGGAAATACATTACTTGTAATAGGACACTTCACACTACTCTGGGGAAGTACAGAACCCGCATTAATTATCAAAATCATTGGCGGTGCGCTCATTCTTCCCTTTGCTATAGGTTTAGCCTTATGGGACGTAGTTGCTTTGGAGTTAGTCTTTGGTTCTATGGATGTTACTAAACTAATTCAAGTTATAACTTCATAGTTAGTTGTGCCTGTCGGTGGCACATTAAATATGCCGACTGGCGCGTCGTGGCAAGGTTTACTATTCTCCCTTAAAGAATGGTTGGTGCGGATGATTTCATCGCATGGTTTTGCGATTCCATTTAAAGATCGTATGGCGAGCATATAATATACCCTATCAATTTTTTGATGACCCCCCTCGGAAAGGGGTTTTTTTATGCTATAATGTATTTTAAGTATTCCATTTGTAATGAAAGTAGCACTTATTACGGGTATCACAGGGCAGGATGGATCATATCTAGCCGAACTCCTCCTACAAAAAGGATATGAAGTTCACGGTATTGTCCGTCGTTCCTCTCTGATTAACACCCATAGAATTGACCATATTTTTGACCGTATTACACTTCACTACGGTGACCTAACAGATGCCCTAGGTATTGTTAGGATCATTAAGGAAGTCCAACCAGAAGAGATTTATAACCTAGGTGCCCAGAGTCACGTCAAGGTTTCCTTCGATCAGCCAGAGTATACCGCTAATACCGACGCATTAGGCACTCTACGTGTCCTAGAAGCCGTCCGTTTACTTGGTATGGAGGATTCAGTACGAATCTATCAGGCGAGCACCAGTGAGCTTTACGGGCTAGTACAGGAGACACCACAAACAGAAACCACTCCGATGTATCCACGTTCTCCCTACGGAGTTGCTAAACTATATGGATACTGGATCATTAAGAACTACCGAGAGAGTTATGACCTACATGCTTCTAGCGGAATTCTATTCAACCACGAGAGCAGCCGCCGTGGAGAGACGTTCGTCACGCGCAAGATCGTCCGAGCCTTGTCCAGAATTAGTGTGGGACTCCAAAGTGATCTCCAACTTGGAAACCTCAACGCAAGACGTGACTGGGGACACGCACAAGACTACGTAGAAGCTATGTGGTTGATGCTCCAACAGGAGAAGCCTGATGATTATGTTATCGCAACTGGTGAGCAGTATTCAGTCAAGCAATTTGTAGATGCTGCTGCCCCATACTTTGGGTTCAATATTGAGTGGCGCGGTGAAGGAATGGAAGAGTTTGGTTATTGCCTAAACACCAACAGAACAGTTGTGAAAGTCAATCCTAAATATTTCAGACCAGCAGAAGTGGAAACTCTTCTCGGTGATCCAACCAAAGCAAAAACAGTTTTGGGATGGGAGCCTAAATTTACATTTGATGGACTAGTTGAAGAGATGGTACTTAATGGACAATAATTCTACAATAGCTATTTTTGGATCTGGTGGTTTAGCTGGAGGAGCAATCACCAGACAGTTTATAAACAAAAGACATAAACTACTTCTACCTCGCAGCAAAGACCTAGATTTACGTGAACAAGCAGATGTTCGTGCATGGTTTAAGACTAATAAGGTTGATTATGTTATCCTAGCTGCTGCCCTAGTTGGTGGTATTATGGCTAACAAGACTCGCAAAGCAGAGTTCTTACACGACAATCTAATGATGCAGTGTAATGTAATTGACTCATCATATTATTCAGGTGTTAAGAAGCTCCTATTCTTAGGAACATCTTGCATCTATCCAGCTGGACGCCAACACCCACTAAAAGAAAATGAACTCCTTACGGGGGCTCTTGAGCCTACTAACGACGCATACGCAATCGCAAAGATCGCAGGAATCAAACAGTGTGACTTCTACAGGGAGCAATACGGATTTGATG